CTACGTTTAAAGATGGAGAGGTGTTAAGTAATAAAGATGGTTGCTATATCTTTATTTTAAATACACATGGGAAATATTTAACGTCTTTTTATGCCTCTTTAAATCAAAAAGGTATTCTTAAAATAGAAGATGGTTTATCTGCTTGGGAAAATCAGATAGAAAAATACAGATTTGCCACTGAGTCCGAAAGACAAAAGTTGGTTGACGCATTAAAGGCAAGCAAAGAACCTAAAGCTAAAGAGTATCTGAAACGCTTCTTCGGGATTGAAGAAAAGCCGAAATATGATTTTAAGCCGTTTGACAAAGTGCTGGTAAGAGACGAGGACGATAAAGAATGGCATATCAGCTTGTTTGCAAGGGAAATTGTGGACGATTCTGATGGATTGTCTTATAAGCATGAATGTTCCAATGGAACATTATGGGACTGTTGCATTCCTTTTGAGGGCAATGAATATCTTTTAGGAACTGCTGAAAATCCAGAAAAATGAAAACGGTAAAGTTATCTGATTTTTCTCCTTATGACAGAAACAAAGGAGGAATACAAGAATTGCATCATAAAATTGAGTCCAAAACACTTCAGTATTGGGGTGGAGGTAGTGGTATTCTGATCGGCATCACTCCGATATATAAGAGACGTTTGTGGAGCGAAGAAGTGAAAGTTGTAAATGATAAAATGACAAATATGAAAACAAGAACATACGAAGGGGTGCAGCACGGAGACTGGGTAAGATGTGTCTTATGTGGGGCGCAAATGCTTCTTCCGTGTGGGGCAGATAAATGCCCGGAATGTGGAGAAAATGGCACTTTAAGGTGGGTCGACGAAGAGAAGCAGGAGATGGATGCTAAAGATTTGGATTGCTTAGGTTATGTAAGAGAGTTGAGGATAGATGATTATTTAT